ATGGCGAATTAACTATTTATGATAAAAACACTGTTAAAGAGTTGAGAACTTTTGTGCGTAATGAGCGTGGTTCTATGTCAGGTTCTCCTTTTGATGACCGTGTGATGGCTTTAGCGTTAGCTAATCAGATGCGAAAGTTTGCTTTTGCTCCTGAATATGTGGAGCAAGCTGACGATTATTGGACTGTTGAATGGTTCCGTAGGTTAGCTACGGGTGAAAGTAAAGATTCTGCTGATTCTATGAGAATTGGCGCTAATACAGTGCGTGGGACACCTAAGCTTGGTTTATAGATATATCTACAAGGAGATTGCTAATGGCAAGACCAAATTTCGTTTCGCATACCAGTGCCAGTGAAACTGTCGATGGTGCGAAAGGTCAGAATAATAAAATGGAACGAGGCGGTTCAGTTGTGACTAATCCTTTATGGGATGCTTCACAACCTAATTCACCTCGTCAAAGATTTGACTCACCTAAGTATGCAAACATGACTGGTGGTTACGGCGAGCAAACTGTTCGTGAAACACCAATGAATCAGCATGGTACAACAGGCAAGGTTGAACCTAATGTTAAACCACAACCTGATCTAGCTGGTCACACTTACACACCGCATACTAAGCGTCCGTAATCATGGCGGTCCTCCCTGCTGAGGCAACCTACCAAGAGTTTTGCGAATATGTGAAGGATCATAAAGGTCCTAAAACACATGAGGAATTGTTGGAGTTGTGGGAATGGCGGCAGAAGCTTCTAGGTTTGCGTGTTGTCACGGGTAAGGCATGGCGTGAACGTGCTTTAGCTCCTGATGAGATGCATTTAACTCGCCGTGAACGTGAACAAAAAGTGATTGCAGAAGCAAAAGCACAAGGCAGAAATATAGAGAAAGTCTGATGGCTCGTAAAACCAGGTCTGAACAATTAGGTGATTTTCAACATAAGTTGGATCTTTCTAGACGTTGGCGTGATCAAGAAGGTTACGACAACCTTTGGAGACGTTTAATAGATTTATACCGTGGTAAACATTGGCCTTTAACCACGACAGCTCAAAGAGATTTGATAGCTGTTAACTTGGCTTTTTCAACTGTTAACGTTATAGCGCCTAGTGTTTCTGTTAATCATCCTAAGATCACGGTTAAAGCTAATCATCCTAATGAGGAAGATCAAGCTGCGTTTGTTGAAGCTGTTATTAATCATTTGTGGAGGCATCACGATTTCCGTAAGCCTTTCCGTCGTTCTGTTAAAGATTTTCTTATTTTCGGTCACGGCTGGTTAAAAGTCGGTTGGCGTTTTATTGAACAGGAACGTTCTTTAGGTGACGGTGAACGTGAAGAAATTTATGATATGGCTGTTGGAGAAGCAGACATGTTTGCTGTGGAGAATCCTGCTATGGCAGGGGAACTTCCAACTAATGAACAAATAGCAGCAAACCTTCCGACAACTGAAATGACAGTTGTTGAAGATCAACCGTTTGTTGAGAGGGTTTCTCCGTTCGACATGTTCGTTGATCCTGAAGCTACTTGCATGGAAGATTTGACTTGGATAGCTCAAAGAGTTATCCGTCCTTTAGAAGAAGCTAAAGAAGATCGACGTTACAGTCCATCTGTTCGCAGAGGTTTAACTGCTAATGCAAACATTAACCCTATGTACTCGGATGGTTATTACGAAGATTCTAAAGACGAATTTGTTAGCGATGATCGTGTGGTTATTTGGGAATATTATGATATTCCCGCTAACACAATGTCAGTATTCGCAGACAATGGTGAAGGTTTCTTAGTTTCTCCAACACCTATGCCTTACGCTTTCGGGCAGCCTTTCGTGATGATAAGAAATTATGATGTGCCTGAATTGTTTTACCCTGTGGGTGATATTGAACCTATAGAGTCTTTACAACTGGAATTGGATAAAACCAGATCACAGTTGATGAATGACAGAAAAAGATACGCTCGTAAATATTTGTATCACGAGCGTTCATTCGGTCCTGAAGGTCGTGAAGCTTTAGAATCGGATGAAGATGGTCGTTTGGTTCCTGTTGTGGATGAGAACAAACCTTTAAGCGAGGTTGTTGTACCTATGCCACAGGTTCCTATTTCAAACGACATTTATGCATATTCAAACATTATTGAAGAAGACATTAATACTGTTTCAGGTGTTTCAGAATATGCGAGAGGCGCTATGCCTGAGATCCGTCGCACAGCGACGGAAGCATCAATTATTGCTGATGCACAAAACGCTAGAGCTGCGGACAAACTTGCGATTGTTGAAATTTCTATAGGTCACGTAGCTCGACGTGTTTTGCAACTTATTCAAGAATTTATGACTGGTGAGGCTATGGCTAGAGTCGCTTTGAAAGGCGGCGAAAGTTTGTACGTTCCTTACACCAGGGAAGAAGTTTTAGGAGAGTACGATTTTTCAGTAGAAGGCGGTTCAACCCAACCTATTAACGACACGATTCGTAAACAACAAGCTGTTTCTTTGATGAATGCGGTAGCCCCGTTTGTGGGCACTGTTATTGATCCTGCAGCGTTAGCTATGCACATACTTGAAGAAGGGTTTGATATTAAAGACCCTGCCAAGTTTTTGATACAGCAACCTGCAACACCTCAGGAGCAGGCGATTGCGGGTGAGGAACCTTTGCCACCTCAGGGTGATGTTCCTATGCCGCAAGGGGTTGGGCCAGAAATGGCAATGGGGCCAATGACACCTGAGGGTGGTCCATTTGCTCCTACTGGTGGGGTCCCTCCTGAGCTGTTATTACAGTTACAAAATCAGATGGGATTGGAATTACCTAACTTATAATCCCCCATTTGGGACAGTTTATGGTGTGTAATAGGAGCAACCAATTTATAGGACTCCTTAGGAGGCAATAGTGCCCGAAGAAAACATAGAAACAACGGAACCCGTGATGACGGACAATTCAGAAATTTCAGTAGAAGAACCGACGGAACCTGGTGGTGATTACACCGTCAAGATTGATGGTCAAGAGCATCAGGTCACCCTTGAGGAACTTCAGCAAGGATATCAACGACAAGCGGATTACACCCGTAAGACGCAAGAGTTGGCATCTGAACGTCAACGCTTACAGCAAGCAGAGACCATTGTGAACGCTTTAGAAGCTGATCCACAAGGAACTCTGGAAGCTTTAGGTGGTGCACTTGGAGTGCAGGGCAACCCTGGTACTCAAGACGAATACACGTCTTGGGAGGATGAGGACCCGACAGCACAGCGTGTGGCACAACTTGAAGCTCAAGTTGCTCAACAAGCGAAGACACATAGACAACAAGCTTTAGACAAAGAGGTAGCAAGACTTAAAGGGGTTTACGGCGAGTTTGATGAACGTGAGTTGTTTCAACATGCGTTAAATAACAAAATCGCTAACCTTGAAGCTGCGTATGCTCATAAGAATTTTGGCACTATGGCTAGTTACGCTGGACAATTACAGCGTGACGCTGATGCTTTAGACGCTAAAAGGAAAGGTGCACCTGTTGAGGGCGGTAAATCCGTTCAAGAGGGTGCGTTGAGTACAGATTCAGGTAAACCTCCTTCTTCGTTGCGTGAGGCTTTTGCTTTAGCTAAACAGCAATTAGGCAACTAACCTTTTAAGGAGAAATTAAAATGGCGGCAGGAAACGCTAACTTTGATGAGATTCTCTCCACTACGTTAAACAACTATATACCTAAGCTTACTGACAACATTTTCACAGCTAGACCATTGTTCTACGCTTTGACAAATGGTCAGACAATTAGGCGTGTTTCGGGTGGTGCGAAGATCGTCGTTCCTCTTATTTATGGAACAAACTCAACTGCTGGTTCTTACTCAGGAACAGACACTATTTCCACTACAGCTCAGACTGGCATCACAGCCGCTGAGTTCGACTGGAAACAGTATGCTGCTACGGTAACAATCAACGGTCTTGAAGAAGCCAAAAACAATGGCGAAGCGCAGATCATTGATCTGTTGGAAGGAAAAATCTTCCAAACACAAGAAACAATTATCGAGAACATGAACACCATGCTCTTCGGTAATGGTACAGGTAACAGTGGCAAAGACATGCTTGGGCTTTCAGCCTGCATCGGTCTTGGCAACGACGCTGGCGGATCTTCTTTCGCTGGTATTGACGCAACTGACTCAGACAACTCTTGGTGGAGATCACAAGTTTCTAACCAAGCTGGTGCGATAGACATTGCTTCAATGGCTACCATGTACAACAACTGTTCCGTTGGTAACGACCAACCAACAATCATCGTAACTGGTCAAAGCCAGTACGAAGCTTACGAAGCTCTCCTTGATGGACAGATTCGTTACACAGATACCGATATGGCAGACGGAGGGTTCCAGAATCTTCTGTTCAAGGGATGCCCAATCACTTTTGATGGCACTCTTGCTGGTGAAGGAAAAATGTATTTCCTTAACACCAAGTACCTCCAGTTGGTAGCCCACAGCGACGTATGGTTCAAACCAACCCCGTTTGTGCGCCCAACCAACCAGGATGCTGTGTTCTCACAGATTCTCTGCTACGGAAACTTGACAGTGAGCAACCGTTCCCGTCAAGGATACATCTACGGTATAACACCTGCTTAATCATGGGAAGGGAATTTGCTTACGCATATAAGTCAGGGGCACGTCCAGCAGGTCAACCTAGATCTGATACTAATTTCCGTGATGCTTCTCCCCGCCCTGCGGCGGTGGGACCGAATAACAGAAATGTAACTCGTGTTAATGACACAGCAGTAACGCAAAAACCCATTCCTGAGAAGGTGACCAAGTGTATTTCACTGACTCGCAGCGGGGCCGCCTGTAAAGGCCGCCCTGTTGCGGGCAGTGACTTATGCGTCTTCCACAAGGAATAAAATGCAAATTTCAGAAATGAGAACTTATATCCGTTCTGTGGTGGATATAGATTCGACAGACATTTCAGATGATGTTTTGAATCGTTTTTTAGGTGAGGGTTATGACCGTATTATTTACAGTCAGAAACGCTGGCCTTTTTTGGAAGTTTCAACAACTTTCACAACAGTAGCCGATCAGAAAGATTACACGCTGGCTGCTGTGGGTGCGTCAGTTACTAACGGTTTACGTGAAGTAGCTGCTTTACGCACCGATGATCATGTCATTACTTTTGTTGGTCGTGACGAAGGTGATGTGGTTTACCCGTTGAATGTCGGTACTTCAGGTGACCCTTGGTGGTGGTCTTACTGGGGTGACAAAGTAAGGTTATATCCGACT